CATATGGTGTGTGTTGCCGATTTAGATTCGGATCATGTTGCCAGAGTTTTCTGTGAGCATCGTAAGATTCCACGGAAAATGTACAAGCATCTTTACTATGCTAAGGAGTGGTCTAAGGTTGCTAAGTCAATTGACCCAGAGGTGCGTTCACTTGATTTTGATCAAAGGTTGGTCATTCCTTTTTTCGACAAGAAGGGTAACGTGGTTGCGGCACAAGGTAGAACTCTTGAGTTGAGGTCGATGACTGGCTCAGCCGACAGAGAGGGTTTTACGAAGGGTGGTTGTCGCTACCTTACCGTGAAGTCCAACAAAGATCCAGAGAGGCTTTGGTACGGTCAGTGGAGGGCAGATCCATCTAAGAGAGTCTATGTGGTTGAAGGCCCTATCGACAGTCTTTTTCTCGATAATGCAGTAGCGATGGTCGGTGCGGGTGGTGTGGGTAGTATTCCCGATCACTTGAAAAACTCGGATTTAGTATTTGTTCTTGATAATGAGCCACGGAATAGACAGATCGCAAACTTGATGGAAAGACTTCTTGAGATCGGACACAAGGTTTGCATCTGGCCAAGAAGCAATGAGTTCAAGGATGTAAATGACATGATTCTCGGCGGAATGACCAAACGAGAAATTCAAAAGCAAATTGATGCTAACACACACATGAGACTGAGTGGGACGCTTGCTCTCGGTAGATGGAGAGTAGGTGAGTAATACACTATGAAAAAAAGAGTCTTGGGAGTTTTGTGGTGGTTTTTTTGTATGGGAAAGTGTGGAGTGAGAACTAAATGAACGTACTTGATAATGGTAAAGTAGATCTCGTCGATTGTATGGGATCAGACTTGACTGTGTGTAACGCCGCTCGGGTATCTTTTGCGAAAGAGACTGATTGGGGCGTTGATGAAAATGCAAAGGCTAGACTAGAAAAAACCGAATCTCATTTTGCACAAGAGGATATTCAGCGACTCCAAGAGAAAGACCAAAAACTCATTCGCTATCTCGCGAATCACAATCACTGGACTCCTTTTGCACACCCACAAATTATGCTTCGAATCAAAGCACCCATTTCTATTCGGACACAGTTCTTCAAGCATAAGCAAGGATTCGTAGAGAACGAGATTAGTCGTAGATACGTCTCATTTGAACCAGACTTCTACTTTCCAGAGTGGCGTGCAGCACCAACTGGAGGTGCAAAGCAGGGATCTGATGGCCTTCTAGAGTATAACTCTACTGCAAATGAGCATAACATTGATGCAGACTATCATCTTGCGATCAGTGAGTGTCTTCGTGCTTATGAAAGTCTCATCGAGTCAGGTGTTGCACCCGAACAGGCACGTTTTGTTTTGCCACAGGCGATGTACACCGAGTGGTACTGGACTGGTTCTCTCGCTGCGTACGCTCGCTTCTACAAGCAACGAATCGATGATCATGCACAGTGGGAGATTCGTCAATACGCGGCCGCAATTGGTGAACTGATTAGACCACTGTTTCCCTTCTCTTGGGATTGCCTTGTTTCCTAAATAGAGTAGCGAGCAAACCGAGAATGGAGAGGATATGTCTCGAAGAGGTAACAACCCAGCCAATGTAAACTTGCATGTGATCAAAGGCAATGCAGTCGCTTATCAGTTTGATTGGTATCCGGGTGGAGAGACTGGAGTTGATCTAAGCAACTACAACGGCAGACTGGATGTCAAGAGGTCTCCATTCAACGACGAGAGAATTCTAGAGGTATCTGGAACCACCATTCAATCTGATGGATCAATCGGTAGTGCCTTTGCCGCTTATGTAACGGGGGGTCGAGGGTTTACTCAACGATCTGAAGCAATAACTTCCGCAACTGCTGGTTTCCTAGCATTGAACTTTGGATTTTCAGGCTCTGGATATACATCAAGTGGCTCAGACGGATCCATTGTTTTTCAGATCGACTCTGAGATTGCAAATGCACTTCCAGAGGGTAATCACCACTATGAAATGGAAGTTAGAGGATCAGATATAAATTCTGCCACTAAACTCACAAGGGGTATGTTCATAGTCGCCCCGGCCGGAGAGATCAATTCATTTGGTCAGACTCTAGTAAATTTGACTTGACCACCTAAGTAAATCACATATAATCATCAGACTAAATACCATGCACCCAGAAAGGACTGTTGTCACATGAAAAACCTACCGTCTCTATATCAAGATTTCATCCACCTAAGTAGATACTCTCGCTGGTTACCAGAGGAGGGCCGACGCGAAACTTGGGATGAAACAGTGAGACGGTATTTCGACTTCTTTGAGAACCATCTACAAGAGAAGTGTGGCTATAAGGTATCTAAGAAAGAGCGTCAAGAACTCGAAGAGGCTGTTATCAATCTTGAGATCATGCCATCGATGCGTGCGTTGATGACAGCAGGCGAGGCGCTTTCAAGGGATCATGTTGCTGGCTATAACTGCTCATACGTTGCTGTAAATCGTATGCGTTCGTTTGATGAAATCCTTTACGTTCTTATGTGTGGCACTGGTGTAGGTTTTTCTGTTGAACGTGCAGAGGTAGATCAACTTCCTGTTTTGGCAGAGGACTTCCACGATAGTGATACCACGATTGTCGTTGCAGACTCCAAGATTGGCTGGGCAAAAGCATACAAAGAACTTATCGCTCTACTCATGAACGGTCAGGTTCCAAACTGGGATGTGAGTAAGGTTCGAGCGGCAGGCGAAAGACTCAAGACCTTTGGTGGTCGTGCATCCGGCCCAGAGCCTCTGGTGGACTTGTTTGAGTTTACTGTGAATACTTTCAAAAAGGCCGCTGGTCGTAGACTTACCACTATCGAGTGTCATGATATCGTGTGCAAGGTCGCTGAGATTGTGGTGGTTGGTGGTGTCCGCCGCTCTGCTCTTATCTCGTTGTCCTCTCTCATGGATGACCGTATGCGTGACGCGAAGTCCGGTCAGTGGTGGGTAAGTGATGGTCAGCGAGCGTTGGCGAATAACTCTGCGGTCTACAACGGCGGCCCAACTGAGATCGGCACGTTCATGCGTGAGTGGATGGCACTCTACGAGTCCAAGAGCGGTGAACGTGGTATTTTCAATCGAACCGCAAGTAAAGATCAGTGTAAGCGGCTCGCAGAGATCCGAGGCGATGGTCATGTCCACCGAGATCCAGAGCATCGTTTTGGCACAAACCCGTGTTCTGAAATTATTCTTCGTGACTGTGAGTTCTGTAATCTTACCGAGATTGTTTGTCGTGATGGTGATCGAATCCAAGATCTCCAGCGTAAGGTTCGTCTTGCTACCATCCTTGGTACATGGCAGTCAACACTAACGGACTTCAGATACCTCTCGTCCTCATGGAAAAAGAACTGCGAGGAAGAAAGACTGCTGGGTGTCTCTCTCACAGGAATCATGGATTGTGAGGTAACTCGCCTTGCAAATGCGGAACACCTCCAAGATCTTCGAGATATCTGCATCAACACAAACAAAGAACATGCAAAGAAGATTGGTGTCCCCCAGTCTGCTGCTACCACTTGTGTGAAACCATCAGGGACAGTTTCTCAGTTGGTTGATGCCGCGTCAGGCATTCACGCTCGACACAATGACTTCTATATTCGCACTGTTCGTGCAGACAACAAAGATCCACTATGTCAATTCATGAAGGACAAGGGGTTTCCGTACGAAGCATGTGCGATGAAACCAGATCACGTTACCGTGTTCTCGTTCCCCGTTGCATCTCCAAAGGACTGTGTGACAAGAACTGATATGACTGCAATCGAGCAGTTAGAAATGTGGTTGCAGTATCAGCGTCACTGGTGTGAACACAAGCCATCTGTCACTATCACTGTCAAGGAACATGAATGGATGGAAGTCGGTGCATGGGTGTGGACACATCTTGGTGAATGCTCTGGCATCTCTTTCCTACCGTTCTCAGATCACTCCTACAAGCAGGCGCCATATCAAGATTGTAACGAGTCAGAATATCATAAACTTCGTGAGCAGATGCCAAAGAGCATTGACTGGACTGAACTCAAGTCCTATGAGGAACAAGACAATACCTCCGGCACACAGACATACGCCTGCTCTGGTGACTCATGCGAAGTTGTTGATCTGACTTCCTAAATATACAGGGTAGACATGGACGAAAAGAGTTTTAGAAAAACACTACGTCATATTGGACTCGGAGATACACTCGCAAGTATCATTCATCGTGCTACCTTCGGAAAGGTGCATCCATGCTCCTCTTGTCAGAAAAGACGAAAGTTGCTAAATGACCTTTTCCCTTACAAGGAGAAGAAGGATGAACATGATGGAGCAAGTGGTGATAGCGGGAGTGGACTACAGTCTTAGAGGCCCTGCTATTTGCATATGGACAGGTGATGAGGTAAGAGAGTTTACCTACAAGGACTGTCAGTTTTACTTTCTAACAGATGTCAAGTCTAAAGCAAAGGTTTACGAAACACGAATCTTCGGTGAGTTCTTCATGGAGTATTCGTGCGATGAGTCTCGCTACGACAGCATATCAGACTGGGCGATGGACAAACTAACTGGTTGTCAAGAGGTCGCGATTGAGGGTTACGCCTATGGTGCAACTGGTCGTGTCTTCAATATCGCAGAGAACACAGGCATCTTGAAATACAAACTGTATAACGCTACCATACCAATTGAAATCATCCCACCACAAGCGGTCAAGAAACTAGCAACGGGTAAAGGTAATGCCAAGAAAGAGGCGATGCACGCCGCTTGGTATAAGGAAACGGGGATCAACTTACAAGGAGCGATCTCTCCGAAAAAGAGTGTCGTAGACTCGCCTGTTTCTGATGTCGTGGATTCGTACTATATCTGCAAGTGTCTTTGGAAAAATATGCAGAAGAGAACTTGGGGGCCTTAGAGATCGCCGTTGTTAGACCAGTGCTTGACTGTGACCTGATCAACACGTTCCTCTAGTTTGTGGATGTCCTCTCGCTGACGATCTACATCTTTGCGTAGATCATCTATCTTTGTTGATAGTTGTGTAACCTTGTGTGATATGTTCCACACAAAGCCTACAAGTGCGAAGAGTAGTGCGGTGATGACCGCTTCAGGGTCAATCAGACTTTCTAGCGTTTCCACGGAACTCCCTCCAAGTCAACCAACAAACAGCAGCAAGAAGAATAAAGTAAGCCGCAACAGGCAACCAACCAGTCGCTTCAACAGATTCTAGAATCTCTGGGACTGGATTGTTTGATTGTGGCGGAATTGATTCCGTGGGGACTGACCTTACAATTTTGACGCCATCTTGACACCCAAGAACAATCAAACAACACATCATACTAATCATAATTCTCATCATCGCGATTTTCCTACGGCAGCACCAAAGTAGAAACCAACAATCGTCACAAGAATCTGC